TATTTAATGTCGACATATTTTTATTTGAATTTTATGGTTGTGTTTCTGCTGTATCAAAACCTGTATCATATCCATCAGTAAATGCACCTCTTGGTTCTCTAGCACTTTGTATCACCCCAATACCTTGCTGTATTAAAAAACCATTACAACATCTTCTATCGTATGTTGCAGTTTCCATACATAAACACGCCCTTCTATTATTCTTTGGAGATGATAAACCTTTAGTTGGTCCTATATATACACCACTATTATTCTGTCTATTAACAGAATATCTTAATGAACCATTTCTACTATTTGACCAGATACCCATATGATGTTTTAATTATTTAACAAATGAGTAATGAATTATTATTACCCCATTTTCTTAAGTGCTTCTTTATGCATTAAGTTTTCCAATTGTGCCTTATCTGCTCTATACGCTAGAAATAATAAACACTTCTCTAATGGTTCTTCTACTACCTTATCTATTCCTAATATATCACCATTTGCTAATTCCACAATTGTTGCATAATTGCCCCACTTTTTTCCAAAATTGATTGCATGTTGTGAGGATTGTCCATCACCTTCGTAGAGTTCAGGGTACTTATCAGCAAGTCTTTTAGTAAATTCGTAAACAAAAAAAAACAACCGTAATGTATATCCATTCCTAATTTTAAAAACTCTGTATCATCAATTACACCTTTATAAGTTTCTATCTCATATGTATCTCTTACCTTTGCAGTAACAGGTCTATATAGGATACTCATTACCTTTCCCCAATTCTCATCTATCGTTATCGTTTCGTATTTACTAATATCCACAAATGCACCATAAGACATATTAGATAAGTTAGGTTCAAATCCATACTCAACACCATTAATGTTTATTATTCTTTGTAATGGAAATTCTGTCTTATTAATAAAATTAGCTAAATCATTTCTAATTGTATCAAATGCTTCTTTAGTTAATTGAGGTAAATACTCTGGTTCTAATCCACATAAGTAAGTTATCATAATTGCAGATTGTGCTTCTTCATCACCTTCGTAGTTCTTCAACTCTTTCATTACTTCTAAATAATCCTTTAGAGTAATATCTGACCAACTCTGTGGTATACGGATTTCAATTTCTTTTATCATGCTGTATATGTTTTGTTTGTGAATGCTTGTGATATAAACATTAATTCATTAGTTAATCTTTTTACTTTCTTCTCTTCGTTCTCCAACTTTGCGTTCATTGCAATTATTCTTGCATTTAACTCATTGTTCATATGTAAAAGTTCTCTACATAAGTTTTCCATTTGTTCTACTTCTTCTTCAGTATATTTCATATTATTAGTATTGGTATCTTCCTATTGTAATTGCGTACTTACCTTTTTGTACCGCCTTTTGTGATAACTTCATCATTGCAACATATCTCGCCGCATCTATTAAGTGGTCTAATCCTCCTTCTGGTATATCGGTTGTATAACCATGCTTATCAGTTGCGTATTGATATGAGTACATTTCATTAATTAAATTCTGTGATTTTTTATTTATCTTAATCTTATAGTTCTGCATTACACCAATACCAAACTTAATACTATCCGGTCCCTTTGTTACTGATTTTGCATTGAAACCACTTCTATATATTTCCTCTACTAATCTTGGTTCTGCACTATCACACCATATTTCATAACTCTTATCTATATCTAATGATTTTAATTTATCTACAATATCTTTAGTAACCAATCCTTTATCGTACAACAACTCTTCCAAATATATACTATCACCTCCTTTGTAAACAGCCACCAAAGTTGTAGGGTCACTACTAAAACCAAAGTCCATACCAAAAGCAACGAAATCAGCGGTAAACTGATTAGGGTTATCATTCCAATCATCCACAACATCAAATTGAAATATCGCTTTATCATTCGGTGCAAATTCTCCTTTACCATATATCTTCCAATATTTAGGGTTTTTAGTTTCTAATTCTTCAATTGCCCTTACAATTTCTTTTTCTAAATAAATGTTATCCTTATAAGTTGTTACATGTCTTTCACAATCTCCCATTTGTCTAAGCCAATGGTAAGGAGATACGGTTGGGTTATATGCCAATACAATGCGGCCAGTAGTTCTGATAGATAATTGGAAATAACTTTCTTCATCAATTTCACTAGCCTCATCAATAAAGAGTATATTAGATTTAATACCCCTAAGCTTATCAGCATCATCAGTAGAGATGAATTGAATAGTACTATCGTACAACTTATACTGCCTATCAGTAATATTAAATGCTTCATCACTCCAAATGTTTAAACGGGTTAAAATATCTTTGAAATCCTTAATGACAGTTCTTTTAAGTGAAGGAATAGTTTTTCTAACAATTGTAACGGTTTGTGGAGTTTCTAATGCCTGAACTATTATCCATTGTAGTATTGCGTATGTTTTACCACTTCTCGTTCCACCTATATGCTGTGTTATCCTACTTTGTGCATCTATTAGGTGTTCATAAGTTATCGTTGTATTAATCTCTAAATTCACTACCTGTTCTATTTACATTAACACTTATCTGCTGTATCCTTTGTTCTATCTCTGCTTTCATTTCAGTTCTACTTAACTTCGGCATTACATACTCCATTAACTTTAGGGATAGTTCAATTGCTTTCTCTGGATTTTCTTTTCTTATCTTTTCTAAATCTTCACCAATCGTATCTAAAGTTTTATTTGCTGCTCTAGCCAAAGTAAGTTTCATTTGTTCAGTAGAGCGGTTTAATGCTCCTACCGGTCTTCCCTTACTTAATTGATGTCCTTTTTCAAACTTTGCCATTTATTTACATTATTTTATTGGTATATATGTATATAACCAATGAAATTTATTTTGTAGTTGAACCTGGATTCGAACCAAGACTAAATGTACCAAAAACATTTGTGCTAACCATTACACCATTCAACATTGGGATTATTCTTCTTTAGAACTACTTTGTTCCGATTTTAATCTTTGATACATTTCATTGTATTGTCTTTCTAATTCATCTAACTCCTCTATTCCCATACTCGCTTTAATTTGCTCTACTATCTTTTCTAAATCTTTATTATCACTAATCATTATCAAATGGATTTTGTATATTATTTTTTAAATGTGTTTTTGTTTTCTTAACTGCTAAAAAAACTGTTGATTTACTTATACCGATATCTTTACTTACTTCATCTAATGTCTTATCACTCATCCAATAATGTTCATATATCATCGCACTTGCAAATCCTTTCTTTCTTTTTAGAGAATCTAATTCATTCTTTACTTCATCATATGCCTCATCTATCTTCTCATCTCTTTCGTAATCATACTCCGTATCTTGTCCTTCCCAACTACTACCGACAAAGTTTTCAGTATTAATCGTTTTATTTCCTCTCTTCTTTTGATTTAAGAACCTACTCAATAAAAATTGTCTGCAGTACTGCAAATTAAAACTGTCTTTGTACCATATCTTTGGATTACATTTTTCACTTAAGTAAAGGTATAGTTCTGATACTAAATCCTCTGTATGTATCTTATCTTTACTTATATTAAATGCTACCGAACCTAACCATTGGTGATGATTTGTATATAAGGTTTGTAATCTCTTACTACATTCGGTTTGTATTGATGAAGTAAATTCGTTCATTATACATTCTCTACTTTGTTTATAAAATCTCTGATTACTTTTACCGCTTTTATCCAATGATTAGCTGCACTACCACAACTACACGGTCTCGGTTCTTGACTACCACTAATTAGTTTATAGTTATCCCATATATACGGAAGTAAACTTTCAGGTAAAAAATCTTTAATCGGTTCTATCTTTTGTTTTAGTTCCAAATACGCTTCTTCGGTATAAGGATGAAATTTATTATCACTCATATTAATTCTCTTTTTTAAAAATTCTATCACCTAAACTTTCTTTGTTTAAAGGAATAAATTCTGGTTTCTTTGGTTGTTCTAATGGAATTGGGTTATCTAAATTAAGAAATGGTTTTAACTGTCCAATATTTGGGTGATTGAACGGAAACATTATCCCCATACTTGCTAGGATTAAAACTAAATCATTTACGGAATTTAAACGAGAGAAATCTATCATATAT